AAACGGAATTTCTTGTACTATCTCCATAACGCCACATGATGTGGCCTGTAAAAAGGAGATATTGCATGAAACAACTCAAAATTTATCGGAAGAAAGAACTCTGCGAACTGCTTGGTATCAGCTCGGCAACACTTTATCGAATGGTAAAAGCCGGATCTTTTCCTAACTCGATTCGCATATCGGAACACATGGTCGGTTGGTTAGCCGGCGATGTTGAAGAATGGCTGCATTCATTGCCTAAAAACAAGCTGGAGGTGCGTGAAAATGACTGATCGGCGTCTGAACAAAGGGGCTAGCGCCCCTAACTCGCCTGACCTTAGCAACTTTAGCAACATTAGCAGCTCTTGATAGAAAATTAATCTGGAATTACAATCGCGGCATCGTTCATCCTAACGGACGGAAGTAGACACCAGTCGAAGGAACGCGCCAAACTTTTAAAAGGGAATGGTGCTATGACCTATGCCGACTACAGACGTCGAGTCGAACTCGACGACCACAAAAAAACTCAACTGCTTAAGTTGGTTCAAAAGACCAGAATCCATACACCATACGCTTGCCGTTGTTGCTGCAATCGTATGTATCGTGGATCACATGGTCGATAACGCAAGTGTAGTGCTTCGACAGCGATAGGACTAGCCTGCCTATTGGCAGCTCGGCGGCGTTCATATGGACTCTGTCACGGGAGCCAATGCGGCAGGTGATGTTCCACACGAAACCAGACTCGACCATGTAACGTTTGAATGCAGGCTTGTTCGTCAGGATTCCATCCTCGGGGATGTATCCCAGCTTGTTAGAAATCAACTTTTTAAAATCATTGTGAACTGACCGATACGGCCTGCCTGAAGCCAAGGCAATCGAGCGGATGACACAGTCCCCGGTGAACTTGCCTCTAAGCCCTGCGTCCTTTCGTCCACCGTCAGTGATAATTAATTTCATAAATAGGCACAAAAGCGCTTGCGTTATGAGTCAATATCATTATAATAGCTTACATGGACAGACGGAATGGCCGACAGTCCTAACAAAAATAACAGGAGATTCAAAATGAAAACAGAAAAAAATCTAATTAACACACTTGACGTTGACCGACTCGGCGAGCTTACCAAGCAAATGGCTGCCCTTAAAAAAGAAGCCGACGAAATCAAAGATAACCTCAAAGATTTTTGCAATGCCAACAACGTCAAAAAAGTTGAGGGAGCACTTGTTACCGCAACTTATGTCGAGGCTAATCGCAAAGTTGTCGACTACAAAACTTTGTGCTCTGACATGGGCGTCGACTCAGAAACGCTCGGCAAATACACAACGCACAATGCTATTTTCAGCATCAAGTTGTCATGAAGCATAACGAGCAAATGCAAAAGATGCGCGAGGCTGTTGCCCAGACCACTGGGCAGCGGCACTGCGCTTACTGTAACCAGTATCGACCGCTCGAGGGCGGTCGGTGGAGACTAACCAAAACAGCTAAAAAATGGATGTGCGCGAAATGCGTAGATATTAGGAGGCCAAAAAAATGAATGGAACAATCGTAATCAAAGTTAACTTATTATTTTTGGCAATGGCGGCTGACCGCGATCACGCCGTCCCAGAAATTTTAAAAGTAAAAAATAAATGGGCATGGATTCCTCGTGATTGCGCCGAGTTGCCTGACTTACTTGAGTATGCCGAGTATCACGACTACCAAGAAGATGCACCGTTCGATTCGTATGCCCGAGAAATGCATCGCGAAGCGAGAACTTTTGTCGACATCGTCACACCAGTTATGGTTGAAAAGTGGGAGAATGCAGAATGATTGAAAAATGGATGCACGTCATTACCAACTTATTGTTGGTGCTAGTCGGTACCGTAATCGCATTGTTGCTTTTATGTATACTGTGGTTGCAACTCGACGAACGGTACGCACAAAATGAAACTCAAAAAATTTACGCCAGTGGACAACGAATCGACAACTATTGTTTTCCTGATATCTACGTCCGGCGCGGATCCGAGTATGACTGTGCTTGATTGCGTGATCAATGACTCTGGCGTGTTTGTAGTCGAGTCAGACGGTGAGTCGGTGGTCGTCGAAGATATTGGTGAACACTTTCCATTGCTCGACATGAGTAACCCGTCACATCGCGATGAGGCGTTTTTTGATTACGAAAGCATATTAATAGAGTCTAATAGTTACATAGCAATTCCAGAAAAACTCTGTTAATATAACTACTTGGCGAACTGATTTCAGACCGCCATTAACATAAAGAGGAGGCCATATGGCTATTGAAGTGCAAAACACGTCGGATGTTTCGACGACATATATAAAAATGTTGGTGTACGGGCAGGCTGGCGCAGGTAAAACTACGCTGATTAAAACGTTACCAAATCCAATTATCTGTTCTGCCGAGGGCGGACTATTAAGTATCAAGGATGCGGATCTACCGTTCATCAAAGTTGGATCGATGACTGATCTGCGCGATGCGTACTTATGGCTGGCGGATAACGGATCGAAGTACGAATCTGTTGCGCTTGATTCGATTTCTGAGATTGCCGAAGTCGTTTTGAACCACGAGAAGAAACAGGCCAAGGATCCAAGGCAGGCTTATGGCGCACTAAATGAGCAAATGACGGACTTGATTCGTGCGTTCCGAGATCTGCCGATGCACGTCTACATGACCGCCAAGCTAGAAAAGATGACGGATGAAACGGGCAAGATTTTGTACGCCCCGAGTATGCCCGGCAACAAAACCGGACAGCAGCTCCCGTACTTTTTTGACGAGTTGTTAGCTTTGCGAGTCGAAAAGGATTCCGACGGCAACATCTGGCACGGGCTGAAATGCAAGGGCGACTCTGCATGGCAGGCTAAGGATCGTTCTGGTTCGCTCGATGAGTGGGAAGAGCCGGATCTCGGCAAGTTAATTAAAAAGATTGGAGGTGCGTAATGGAAAGTGTACGACTGCAGCGCGTGTCCCGAGAATGGATCAAGGCTAAGGAAACTGAGCGCAAAGCCATTGAGACACGTCGAAAGCTTGAAGATGAAATGAAAGAAATGTTGAAGATTGATGATCAGATCGACGGCACGACTCGCGTCATCGATGGCGATCTATCGGTCAAGATAACGACCAGACTGAATCGCAAGATTGATTCTGGAAAACTACAAGATCTGGCAAACGAGCATGGCCTGTCGGATCACCTGAGCACTTTGTTCCGCTGGAAACCAGAGCTTGACATGAAGAGCTGGAAGCAGGCGGACGAGAGCATTACCAAACCGCTGCTCGACGCCATCACTACGACGCCAAGCAGACCATCATTTGCAATTACAAACGAAAAAGGAAATTAAAAATGGATCTAGAATTCGACAATCACGATTTAGTCGTGGACGATGCACCTCGAGATTACTCACCAGTGCCTGACGGCTGGTACGACGCTCGTATTATGGGCGCTGAGATTAAAGTAACCAAGGCCGGAAACGGGCGCTATATTGCTATCAGATATGATATTATCGGTGGTGACTATAGTGGTCGAGTTATCTTCGGGAACATAACCATCAACAATAAAAGCGCGGCAGCTGAAGGTATTGGCAGAAAGCAGTTAAGCCAGATCGCAATGGCTGGTGGGATGTCTGCGCTACCGAAAGACAGCGATGAGCTGGTCGGCATCGATCTTAAAATCAAAGCTACGATTAGGGCTGCAACTGAGCAATGGCCTGCCAGCAATGATGTTAAGGACTGGAAACCAATGGACGGTGGATCTGCAATGCCAACGCCGCCTAAAAAATCCAATGGTGCAACTGCGCCTTGGGCGAAATAAACAGAGGGCTTCGGCCCTCTTTTTTTAAGGGAACGCATGAGTAAAATCGTAGAGCTGATTGACAGGTACCACCAAGAGAAAACTGATACGCAGCGTGGACACATGGGCGGCTCTCTACTCGGGCATAAGTGCGAGCGATATCTTTGGTATATGTTTCGGTGGACGTTCGCGGAGAACTTCCCCGGTCGTATCCGACGGCTATTCCGTCGAGGCCACGATGAGGAACGCACCATTGTCAGTGACCTGCGAGCAATTGGCATTGACATCCGTGACGTTGGAAACAATCAGGCCCGTGTTGATTTTGGCGGACACGTTAGCGGATCAGTTGACGGAATAATTAAGGGCGGTGTTCCCGGTCACGAAATGGAGAAATTTTTAGCAGAGTTTAAAACGCACAACAAACGTTCTTTTGACGCCGTGTCGAGGAAAGGCGTTCAAGAGTCCAAGCCTATGCACTACGCTCAGATGCAGGTGTATATGCTTGGGAAAGAAATACATAAGGCGTTGTACGTTGCCGTGTGCAAGGACAACGACGAAATGTACACCGAGATCGTCGAGTTTGATAAAGAGTTTGCCGAGCGTTTGCTGCGCAAGGGAGAATGGGTTGCGACCTCGATGGAAGCGCCACCAAGATTGTCAAGCGATCCAACTTGGTTTGCTTGCAAGATGTGCCCGGCAAAACATATTTGCCACGAGAATAAACCGACCAAACAAATTAACTGTCGGACGTGCGCTCACTCAGAGCCGAAAGACAATGGCACTTGGACTTGTAATAGACACAACGCAGATAATATTCCCGAGGATTTTCAGCATAAAGGCTGCGAGGATCACATACTGCACAAAGACGTTGTGCCTTGGTCGAGAATGGAAGGCGACGATCCAAACGTTGTCACGTTCGAGATCAACGGTCAGTTCATTAAGAACGGCAATGGAGAGGATTGTTTTGCAAGCAGTGAGCTTGTTAGCAATACGGATGCTTGTCTGAGTCCAGACGAGTTTATTGGAAACCTAAGATCTAACTTTGGGGGCAAGATATCAGGATGAACGTATTAGATTTATTTAGCGGTATTGGCGGTTTTAGTTTAGGGCTAGAGCGAGCTGGATTTAAAACTGTTGCATTTTGCGAAGTAGATAAAAAATGCCAAGCAGTATTAAAAAAACACTGGCCTGATGTACCTATGTTTGATGATGTATCAAATTTAAAAGGAAAAGACATTGAAGAAAAAATTGACGTTATCTGCGGAGGATTTCCATGCCAAGACATCAGTCTTGCAGGGAAAGGCGCAGGACTTGCTGGGAAACGATCTGGACTCTGGTCAGAGTTCCACCGGCTCATCAAAGAAATCAGGCCGAAGTACGCAATCATCGAAAACGTTAGCGCCCTTCGCTCTCGAGGATTGGATCAAGTTCTCGGGGCGCTCTCTGAGATCGGCTACGATGCAGAATGGCATTGTATTACCGCAGCCTCAGTTGGTGCGCCTCACCGCCGGGCCAGGATCTGGATCGTGGCTTCCTCCTCCTGCCGGCGAATCCACAGA